CTGATAGTGCGATGACCACTAACGTAGTGTCCCGTTGGTGGGCGTGGTCAATCGGCGCGGCGGTTGAGCCAGATCCGGCCGATGCCGTGGCCGCCAGCGCTGCTGGGGTCGCGGATCCCAGCGCCAGCAGTGTTGGCCTCCCGGACAGATCCGCGTACGCGCCCGATGTGGCAACAGCTGCCAGTGAAGCCGCCGTGGCAAAGTCTTCAATCGCCGCCGCCGCCGCGGTCCCGAGCACCGGCCAGGGCAGGACGTGCACGCTGCCGGTGGTGGCGTGCGCCCGGCCGACCGTCGCCACCTGCTGGGCGTTGGCAGCGGGCCGGGTGGCGGTCAGCACACCCCCGCCAGGGGGAACAAACAGCGGCGCCCCAGGCGTCAGGCCGGCGGTGTTGAGCCCCGTGATCTCGCCGAGCAGGGTCGCATGGCCCTCGGCGTTGTTCGCCAGGGCTTCCGACAGCACGAACAGGGCCGGCATTGTCCCGGCCGAAGATGCGCTTGCGGCCACCACCTGAAGCGTGGTGGTGTCGCCCACGGTGCCCGTGGCGCGCAGGGGCGTTCCGGCTGCCAGTGCGCCACCGCTGACGTTCTTGACGTGGGCATAGACCGCACCCGCCAGGTTGCCGTGAATGTGCGGCAAGATGGCCAGCCCCGTCAGGGTGAGGCCCGTAAGGGCGGCCGTGTCGTCAGGCCCCAGGCCGATGTAGTCGCGGGCGCCGGCCTGATCCACCAGCGCGAGGAACGCCCGGCCGAAGGCGGTCTGGTTGGCCACGGCGGCCAGGTTCGTGAGATCTGAGTCGAGCGGCTGGTAGGCCTGTGCCGCTGCTGAGGTAGTGAGGTAGCTCTGCAGGGCGCTGGAGAGCTCCTGCGCCGTGGTGTAGACGGAGTGGGGATCCTCGGCCTGGCTGTGCGCCAGGATCGCAGCAGCCACCCCCGCCAGGCCCGCCAGCGTCTGAGCCGTGACCCGCCGGCAGTCCACCCGTTGGGCGGTGCCGGTGCCGGTGCCCACCGCTTCGCAGCTGAACACGGTGCCCACTGCGGCACTCGCTCCCGCGCCCACGGTCTGCCAGTTGGTGTTCCCGAGGCTCACGATCCGGTAGCCCTGGTTCACCATCAGCGCAGTGGCGGCCACCGGTGAGCCGATGTCCTGATCGAGGGGCAGCAGTTCACCCCCGGTCAGGGTGCCCGCCTGGGGCTGTGACGATATCGAGCCGGATTGAACTGCCATCAGATCGCGATCAGGGGGATGCCGGCTGGGGTGGTCAGCTGCTGGCCTGCTGGGGTGGTCAGGAACAGGGTGATGACGGGCTGAGGGGCGACCGCGATGGGCCCCGAAAGAGGCAGCCGGGCGAACACCCCATCAGCTGATGGGAGCGGATCCTGCGCCGCCCGGTAGGTGTCCGCGCCGATGGTGACCAGATCGCCGTAGACCACCCCCTCCAGGAGGGTGGACAGGGCCAGCAGGGTCTCCCCGCGCCAGACAGCCTCCCCGTCAAGCACCATCTCAGACTGATAGGAGATGACGCCACGGCCGGCCACACCGCGAACGGTGACGGCCTGGCCAGGCTCCAGGAGAAAAGCGTCGTTTTCCCCAGAGGAGAACATCAGTCAGCGCCGCCGGTCGGCTTGGAGGGTTTGGCGGGCTTCTGTTCGGGCGCAGTCTCGGCGGCACCAGCGGCGATCAGGGCCGCAGCTTGCTCATCCGTGAGGCCAGGGATTTCCTGGCCTTCGGTGTAGAGGGTGCCGTCGTGGTGGATGTTGGAGAGGGCGTGGATCATGATGATCAGGCGATGATGTTTTGCAGGAAGTAGCCGACATCATTGGCGCAGATGATGGGCTTTTTGGTTTCAGCGACTCGCTGATAATGACAGCCGAGTTTGCCTTTCTTTGGTTCAAACCCAGTCAACGCATCCCGGCTTCCCAGTTCGGCAAGAAAACCGAATGTAATAGCTTGACCGAGAGGGGATACAACGTTGGGATTAATGTGAAGCATCGCCATATGTTTACCCCAGCAGCGAGCAAGACTAGCGGTCTCGCCAAAGCCAGCGGTATTCACTTGCGCCTCGCCTACCAAAATACGCTGAACCTCAAACAGATCTGCCAGTTGCGCAATGGTTGCTCTTGGACCAGCAGAGTTTGTGGTTCCACTGTTGCCCGTGCCAGTAGTTGCGACCATGGCGGTGATTTGCGGATGCCTGCGCAGTGCAACGATTCCAGGCCTACTGAAAACCAACACATTGGGGCGCATCACAACGCTTTCAAGTGCGTTCATGATGGTGTCGAATGGCGTTGAGCTGGCGTGGCTGAACTGATCAGTACCAGACAAGGTCGCACGATTTGCCGAAGGATAGGTGTTGAGATTAAACACCTTATCGGCAACCAGTTTTTCGTGACGAAGCAAAAGTAGCTCCGTCAACGTCAGGGCGTTGCCATCCAGGGGGTTGTAGCCAGTAAGCGCACCCTCTTGAACGTCTATCTCCGGCGTTTCGCAGGCGAGACCATGATCTTCGACCATGGCGGTTTCCTTGCTGACACCGAACTCAACGGTGTTTGCCTCCCCTTTTCGACCCATGATCGTGTCAGGGACGGTGAAACGATCCGCAAGCGGGAATCTGTTCCAGCTGAATTGATACGCTCCAACCGGAACCCTGGGCAGAACTTCATCCGCAATCAGGCTCAGCAGCGGGTTGGTGTAGGCCAGGCTGATCCCAGTCCGCTGAGGATCAGGCCGATAGGAGGGGGTGGTGATACTCATGGTCGGGAATCAGGGAGAAGAAATAAAAATCAGGCAGCGCCTTGAAGGACGAAAGGTCCAATCTTTACGCTGATCACGCCATTGTTGACGCCGCTTGAGTGAGCTTGGCCAACGCAGTTGACGTTCACGCCTGCAGCGGGAGCAGCCGCAACGGCCTTGCCATTGGAGTCAGAAGTGACGTACTGGCCACGGGTTACCGTGCCGCCACAATCCACGAGGGCATAGCCATCGTCAACGACATCGACTCGGTAGTACTCGCTCCCGACGGGTGCGGGAATGTCGCCAGCATCGTCAGAGATCCCGATCAGGAGATCGGTAGATCCAGCTGCCTGAATCACAAGCTCGTCACCGGATCCATACTTCAGAATGCGGCGCTTTGCGATTGCGGCAGCCGCGTTGCGGGTGACTCTGAAGCGTTGTTCGCGCCGAGGGGCCATGGGTCAAACTCCGTAAAGGGATTTCCTGGCCTCTGCAGCAGCTGCCAGGGTGTTCATAGAAGGATTCGCGGCCTGGATCTCACGGATCCGCCTTTCGAACTCCTTGGGATCGATCGAGTCGGGATCCCTGGCCGTGGCCTCCTCCTCGCTCGTGGTGGAGGCCACGAACGCGAGCGGGGGAATCACGCCGGCCGCATTGGCCTGGGCAGCGGCTACACCCTGCTCACGCACCGCGGCGCAGACAGCGTGGGCCGCCTGGTCGGGGGTGGAGCCGTCGGCAATCAGCGTCTCCGCCAGCGCGTCAAAGCCAGGGGGCACCACGGCGCGGATGGATGCCACCCGCTCGCGCTCCATGCGGGCGCCGTCTGCGGTGGCGGCGGCCAGCGCCTCCCTGTGCGCGGGCTCCAACCGTGCCCGCTCCTGCGCGGCGCCCTCCGCTCGAAGCGCAGCGGCACCATCCGGGTTGTCGCTGGCCCATGCCGCGACTTTTTCCTTCAGGTCAGGATCCATGGGCGCCGTGATAACGATTAGGCGCATTCTGACACGTCGCCATCAGATCCGCCGCCATTTGGCGCGGTCTTTCATCTCAGCCACCAGGTCATCCAGGCTGGCAAATCCATCAGCGAGGCCCGCATCGACAGCCTGCTGACCGACGAACACCCGACCATCAGCCATATCCGCCAGCACCTGCTCAACGCTTCGCCCGCGCTGGCGGGCCACATCACCGACGAACTCGGAATAAATCGCGTCAACGCGGCCCTGCAGGATCTCGCGGCCGGACTCCGACAGGGGGCCGTTGTCGCTGCCCGCATTCTTGAATCTTCCGGCCACAATCTCGGTGTCGGTGACGCCGGCCGCAGCCTTGGCCTGGCTGATGTCGCGGTGAACCATCCGCACGCCGATCGAGCCGGCCAGGTCAACCCGGGAACTCAGGCGCACGCTCTCGGCGGCCGAGCCAACCCAATAGGCGGCCGAGGCCATGATGCCCTCCACCAGCGCCGCGACTGGCTTCACCCCGCGAACGGCCATCACCGCAGCCGCAGCGGCAGGGGTGCCAGCCACCGCCCCGCCAGGGGAATCGATCTGCAGGATCACCGCCTTGATCTTGGGGTCAGCAGCAGCAGCCCGCACATCGCGCACCAGCAGCTCAGAACTGACACCGCCCGACACGTCCGCCATCAGGTTGGCCCTGGGGGCCATGGTGCCCATCACAGGGATGATCGCCACACCGTTGCGCACCTCATAGCCCCTGCTGGGTCCCGGCAGTGGTTCGCCGCGCCGCGCCTGCAACTCGCCCAGGTCCACGCGATCGCCGCGAATCCAGCCCTCCACCAGGGAGCAGACAAGGGCGTGATGCTCCGGCAGGCAGGCCCACGGCGCATCGAGAGCATGAAGGAGGAGGCGGTGTTGGGTGTTGCTCATGGCGCGGGGCGTTGCTGGTTTCGAGTCTGGCTGCTGTCGCCTGAGGTGTCGTCTTCGTCGCTGTCATCGCTGCTGTCTTCAACCGGCTCCGTGGCTGGCGTTGCGGTGGCGCCCAGTGGTGGTAGCCCGTCCTCCCGACGCTTCGCGGCCTCCTTGGCCCGCTGTTTGTGCCTTGTCTTGTAGTCGCCGCCGTCGAATTTGACAGCCTCCTCCTCCTCTGTCGTGATGTTCCCCGCCAGGAGGATGGCAGCTTTGGCCTCATCGAGTGGGTTGAGGCTGGACGGCCCCATGCCGGTCCATTGGGCGCCGCTCCATGCGTAGCGGATGAACGCATTCATAAAGAAACCAGGCGCTTGAATGATTCCGTCCGCTATCGAATCAAACAGGAAGGAGCTATAGACGGGGTTGCATATCTGCGTTTCGTCTGATGCGCGTTCGATATAGATTGTCTGCCAGAACTGCTGGAGCTGTGCGCGGGCTGCTGTGTAGCTGCTTTCAAAGACTCCAACAATAACCTCCCTGGGAACATTTGTCCCCATGCCAAGTTGAGTATAGAAGTCGTTGACAAATGAGCCGAAGTTGGGGTTGGGCCGGCCAGGTGTTGGGCTGGTGACGCTTTCGCCCGGCAGGAGGTTGAGCAGTCTGCCCGATTCGATGCCTTGCGCTTCCTCTCGCGATTGAATGCATTGGTCGAAGTAGGCGTCTTGCCGGACTTTATCGTTAAACAAGTCCTTAAAGGACTCGGTGGACATGGTGGCGAACACCGCTTCCGACGCGGCGTTGATTGCCGCCACAAGCTCCGCCTCAGAGAAGCGAGTGATGCCCTTAAGAATAGAAGTGCAGACCGAGAGCGACGGCATCCCACGGGTCTGCCCCGGTCGGTCCTTTTTCTTGGCGTGGAAGATGTTACGGCGTCCGTTAGGCGCAAAAATCGGAATTTCCTTCCATTCTTTCTTTTTTACGGGGTTGATTACTCGATTTGGGTGGTGATTTGCCACGAAAACGGACAAAATCTCGCCGTCCGCCGCCCGTTTGATGCCTTCATAAAGCAGATCCGTGTTTGCTGTATTGTTTTCATTGCACACCCTATCTGCTTCGATTAGCTGAATTGCGGTCTTAAATGGCCAATTCGGCCGCTCTTTTCGGGTTAAAACACCGAAGATATCGCCTGATAATTCCCGAGATTGGGCAATCAGTGCCTGCATTTCGTAGAAGTTTTGGTCTCCTTCTACGCTTGCAAACGGAGAAGACGCCCACATATTGAAGCGCTTCTCTGTCAGGTCCTGCCATTCCTCCGCTTGCTCATCTGTCAGCCGCAATTCTTGCGCGTCGATCCGCGACTGCAAGCGGAGGCCGGTTCCCACCCGATATTCAACCTTGCGTGTTATTGCCGCCCGTGCTGGCGGGGATTCCGTGAATAGCTGCCGGCTGAAGGCTCGCTGGTCATCCCGCTCCCACTGCTCCGCGCTGTCAGCGTCATGGAGCTGGGGATTCCACAGCGCGAACTCTGGCCGCCTGGCCATGATGCTCGTGCCTAGGGCCGCCTCAGGAGCACTCCCGGCTGGTGGGATTGTCGCCCGGGGGATCTGCGGGTTGCGGCGCTTCTTCTTGCCCATCACCACCTCGGGGACCGGGAGAACGCCCGACCGTTGCCACGGGTGCCGCCGCTCTCGCGCTGCAGGGCCAGGGCCAGGTCATCCTCAAGCTCTTTGATCAGCTTCTGAATCTCCGCCAGGTTCGCCCGCCGCGTGCGGCGCCCGTCAGGCCCTGAGGAGGCCTCAGACTCTTGACCGCCCTCCAGGATCCGCAACTCTGCGTTGCGGTAGGCGGTGAGCCGGGTCTGAATGTCCGCAGATGATGCCATTGGCGGATTCTAGTCTATGCAAACCGCAAGGCACTGAGCAGCCTGTCGGGCTTCTGCTCGCCGATCGAAGCCAGGGCCGCCGCCTCCAGCTGATCCCACATCGTGGCCCGGTCATAACGGCGGGCCACGAGCTGAAGCGCCGCGTAGGCGTTGCGCGTGCAGTCTCCAGCCTCGTCATGCTGGCCCTGAGGAAGGATCCACTCGTAGTGGATGAAGCCCTTCACCTGCACGGGCTTCCGCTTCCATGGGAACAGCTCTGCCAGGAACTGATCGGTCGAGGCAATGCCCAAGTGCAGGTAGCCCGGCCCCGGCACTTCGTTGCGAAGCCTCCCCTGCAGGTGCGTAATACTGGTGTCAGTGCCCATTGGGTATAGCAAAACCGACCGCTTTTGCACTACTTGATTTTTGCGATTGACATCCACTGGCACTCCTTTCCCAATCAGAGGCTTACCGCGTGTGCCTTGCCCCTTCACGGGAACCCATCGCTCTCTGGTGCGGCAGAAATCCCGCGTCCGGTGCGTTGCAAGGCCTCCGTCGTCAATCGCTCCAAGTGTGATCGGAAGCTCCATCCCGTCGTCGCGCCTCCACGTCGTCTCCCCGATCTGATCCAGCTGTTCCCAGACGCGATCGCCCTGTGGGTCGCCGTGCAGCTCGTGATGCGCAAGGTGCCAGCCCTCCTCCCCACGTCCCCAGCCCCATATGGTGACCACCAGCCTTTCGCCGATTGTTCCGCCGCCACCCTGCACGTCAACGCCTGCAGTCACGAGCAGCACGCCATCTGGAGCCGAACCGCTCTCATAGCCATTCCCTGAAGTCTTGTCTAGCCGCCGCTTGGACAAGCCTTCAGCGTTGAAGGTGTTCTCAATCTCGTCCTTCCACGCTTCTGCGGCTCTTTTGTTAATCCATCCCTTCAGCAAAAGCCTGTCTGTTTTCGCACGCAAAAACTGATTTCTAATCTCACCCCAGCCGAAACCAAGCCCCAGTGGCGTATACCAAGAGGGCAGGTGAAACCCGGCTGTGATGCCGTCGCCCGGCGCTCCAGGAACCCAGATGCCCTCGTCAAGAAACCTTGTCTTATGCCGCTCTTCGAACCTTTCTCTGCAGTGTGAGCACTCATAAAGAACCTCAGACTCCGCAGTCTCCCACTTGAACTGGCTCCAGACCAGCGTCTGCCGCTGACCGCAGGCAGGGCACGGAACATGATACCTTCGGCGATCTGAGCGCGTTTCATATTCTTTTGTTACCCGACACGCTTCAGCCTCTCCCGGTGTAGAGGTGATGAGCACCTTTCGGTTTTGAAATGTAGCAGTCCGGGCCTCAGCGTTCTCCAGCGGGTCGCCTTTATCGTCAGCCTCAAGGGGGTAACTACTGACTTCATCCGCGTAGAGATATTGAATGGGTGAGCTTTGTAGTCCCGTTGCAGAGTTAGCACCCACCAGGAGAAGTACGCCGCCTGGGAAACTCTTTGTGAAAATTGTATTACCGCTGTCGCGGCTCCTTGCCGGTTTAACCTTATCCATCAGCACTGGCGTTTGCGTCAGAAGCGGATCTAATCGCTGACGGTTAATCTTTTTCAATAGATCAATCGTCGGCTCAACGAACAACATGGGCGCCGGCCGTTCGTGGATGTTGCTTCCGATTGAGTTGAGAATCACTTCAGTTTTTCCCATTTGCGAGCCAAACATCAGCACAATGCGCCTCATGGGGCTGCTTGCGCTCATGCACTGCATCGGCTCGCGAAGGTAGGGCGTGCGGCTGGTGCGCCACCTGCCAGGCTCTGAGCTGGCCTCACTGGTTAGCACGCGGTGGGTGTCAGCCCACTGGTCAACG